AAAAGGAAGAGCCTAAAAAGGAAGAACCGAAAAAAGAAGAGCCTAAAGAAGTTCTTTACAGGGTCAGAAAGTCTTGGTCTGATTCTGATTCACAGGTCGGTGCATACAAATCACTTGAGAACGCTAAAGCCGAGTGCAAGAAGCATAAAGGCTTTTCCGTATATGACGAACAAGGCAAGGTGCTTTTCACCAATCCAGAGAAGACCAAAGCACAGCTTATAGCAGAAAAGGCTAAAGCTTATGCGTGGGCATTTGGTACAGAAGAAAAGAAGTGGGCATACAAAACAGGCTCTGCAACATCAGCTTACAAGGTCGCCCTTAAAAAGTTCATGGGCAAATCTACAAAGGTGGCACAGAGCGATTGCGGTTATTTTGTAGATACCTGCGTGAGGTCGGCAGGTGTAGACTCTGATTTCCTTGCGCTCAAGGGTGTCAAAGAGAAGTTCCCACCTGTGCCAAAGGAATTCAAGCTTGTCCATAGTGGTAAGAAAATACCAAGTGATCTTTTACAGGCAGGTGACATCATAAGATATAAAAAGGATAGTGGCTCACAGCACACGCTCATGTATTTAGGTGATGGCAAGATAGCAGAGGGCGGTAGAAAGATTCGTTTCCCTGTCATTCGCAAAGACACTAAAAAGTACAACGATAGTGCGGTCAAACATTCTACCTTGCAGGTATTGAGAGTGAGGTGATTGAGATGATATCGCAGATTTTTATAGCTATTATTGGGGCAGAAGCCTTGTTTAAATTCATTGAGTATTTGATAGACCGCCACGACAGGCGCAAAGAAACACCAGAGCGATTGATGCTCAAAGCCTTGGGCGCAGATCGCTTGGGAGTTTTGTTAAGAGATTGGATGCACTCTGACGTTCGGACAGCATCTGATTGGAAGATCATTGAAGACCTTTATGCCGGTTATACTGCGCTTGAGGGCAATGGTGAAATAAAGAAGTTATACGCAGAAGCCAAATCTATACCAACCACGGAGTAACATATGAACAAAAGTGAAATCACATTTTCTGCCAATGAGCAGAGCCTTATCAAAACAGGCGGTATTGATAACTATGCTTCAAATACAGTTAGCTACATAGAAGCCACGTTCACACTTGGTGAGAATTGGACAGGCTTTGATTCTGTCAGAGCGGTATGGGAATCATATTGCGCCAAGATATCAACTGTGCTTGACAGCAATTACAAATGCATAGTTCCACCAGAGGTGCTTAAGGTCAAGTCAAAGGTCAATGTCAACCTTGTGGGATCTGTCGTAGAGGGCAACGTACTGACAGACAGGCTCACCACATACCCTATCCTTGCCTTAACTGTAGATGCCAATGCAAGGGTAGAGGGTGACGAAACCACAGCGGTAACACCGAGTCAGTTTGAACAATTTGTGGCACAAGTCCATGAAGATGCAGAGTCAATACAGGATTATACCTATGATTCTGAAGCATGGGCAAAAGGCACAAGAGGTGGGATTGCCGTTTCTTCTGATGATCCTACATATCACAACAACTCCAAATATTATGCAGATCAAGGCGCAACACTTCAGCAAGAGGTTACTGACTTAAAGAGCGATTTAAGTTTTGATGAAATAAAAAACGACATATATTTTGGAGAACTTGGGAACATAGAAAAACTTGACATAGATTTTTCGCAGTTTACAACACAGACATTAAACAAGCCAAGATATTGCTATAACGGAACACCTACACAAAGCGAATCCAAATTACAGATGGTTTCTGTATTAGCGGCATCGGCAGGAGCAGGAGCAATCATTGTTGCAGAGCCTTTTGGCACAGATTATTGGCACAGAATCCTCGAGATACCAATAACTTGCTCTGTTGGAATGAATGTTTTTATAAACGGAACAGATTTTGTGGATAACACGATTATTCCTGCAGGCTCTATAGTTGGTTTTAAATCTGATGTTGCAACAGTTTATCTTTCTTCTAATGTTCCAACTGGCTATCAAAATGCCAACGCTTATTTTAGTTATTCAGAGACAACTACATATGGCATATCAATATCTGCCGAGTTATATAAAACCAATTCAAATATAGTAGCTAACAAAGTTATTGAAACTTTGTCACCAATTATTGAAGGGTACACATTAGAACAAATTGCAAAGACATCTTCTGATGGGGTTGTAGTTCAGTGTCACAATGGGTCTGTATCCGCTATCTCGAATTTTGGTAGCGTTACTGTTCCAGTAAACGAGGGCGAAGATTATTATGTGTCAGGATATTTTGATGGAAATATCGGAGTCGCATTTTTGAATGGGGCAACTTATGTAAGTGGCTTGTATAAGGCAGACTTGGGACAATATGCAACCGATGTTAAGGTTACTGTTCCGAGTGGGGCAAACATAATGGCTGTATCCACAAGGAATACAACGAGCTATCCTGCAAAAGTAAAGTATGGTAAACCAGTATATTTTGATGCCGAGGAAAACACAAACAACGTCGAAGCATTAAAGGCAGAATGTTTCAGAAAAGCAAACGGAATTGCAAAATATGGTTCTGTTATTTATGGAACAGTTACAGAGGGTGCTAAAAATTATACTACTGGCGCAGATTTAAGTAGTAGCAATTACAACTACATTACAATTACTACTGGATTTGAAGCAGGGAAAGACATTGCTGTTACTGGCTATAAGATTGATAATGCGAATTATCCTTTGTGCTATTTTGTTGATTCAAAAGGTAATCGCTTTGGCGCAGTTTCCCCAACTACTGGCGGTTACTATAAGTACATTGTAAATGTTCCTTATAACGCATCACAGATAGTTATCAACGGGACAAGTTCGTCTAATTCTAATTCGCAATATCAGCCATCTTGTTGCCTTGTTGATTATGATGAAAATGATTTTTATCGGGCTAATTGGGAAGACCAGAATTACATTGCAGAATTGCAAAAAGATTACCATTTTGCTACTCCTGATCATCTTGTAGCGGTGTTCGTTTTCGACGATACGCTTTCCGATGTATCTGAAGTTATTGATCTATTTGAGCAAGAAAGTGTGCCTATTAATTTGGCAACAATCCCTAACAATTTGATTTCCAATATCTGCACAAGTGGAGAAGTAGCACTAACTGAGGTTAAACGAGCAGTAGAAAATGGTGGGGAAGTCCTTTGCCATTCACAGGCATATATTGATGAGTCAAGCACAGCAAGCGATTATGAAACGTATTTTGTCGGCTTAAAAAAAGAGCTTGTAAACAAGTATGGCTTTGATGTCAAAGGTATTGTGAGAGCAGGTGGATATTCAACCGAACCTGATGCAGATGTATGTATTAGGTATCTTTCAAGTTACTATGAATATGGGACTGGATTCACAAGCATTAGAGCAAATAGCCGATATGGAATTTTGCTTCGCAACAGCTTGACAGATTCGCTTGACACTATTAAGGCAAAAATAGATGCAGTATCAAATGGCGGAATAATATGCTACTACGGACACGGCAAAGCCGAACTTGGCAATGATTGGATTACTAAAATTGGAGCAGTAATAGACTATATTAAAACCAAGTCCAACTATGAGATTGCGACTTATGGCACAGTATTTAAAAAATACTTGCGTTGTGATTTTATGGATTAAATAGACCTTTAAATCAGTAAATAGTGGTGTGGAATCCATCGCAGGTCTGGCATTACCTGCCGTGATAGCCGGTGTCCTCTTGCAAGAGTCTGTCTACGGACAGGCTCTTTTTTATTGCAAAGAAAAAACAGGCTGTTGCCTGTTCTTCCTGTAAGTCTAACTAAAAGCGAGGGGAATGGATAGGGGATAACCCCTAATAGATTATACTACATTTACTGTAGTAAGTCTACCTTACATGACGGATAGGGTCAGTTAGTACAGACAATTTCTACAGGCTTGCCATCTTCACCAAGCTTGATTTCTTTTACAAGATTTCGCCAGAAGCTTCTGCGGTGTTCGTCATCCAATAATTGGTAGACATCTTTCCAACTTGCGGTGAAGACATCTTCAACCTGTTTTGGCTCTTTAGATAATTCTGCTATGGTGCGCTGAAGATCAGCAGACTTTTGGCGGTATTCGGATTCTGACATATTCCCCATCAGATAGATGTCATTCAGCCTTTTCAGCCGGTCTTGATATTTCTTTGGGAATTCTTTCTTCTGTTTCGGTCTTTGCCTTACCTGTACATCAAAGTCCTTTTCGATGTGTTCAAGCAGATATGATTCTATCTTCTTCTCTGATGCGTTATGAGCAAAGGGGCAATTGCCGTTATAATGCTCGTTGCATCGGTATCTTTTAGATGACCCATCAAAGACCCCACCTAATTTTCTTCCACAGCATGGGCATCTTATCAGACCTGTGAATAAGTAGACCCTTTTCTTTGAAGCGTGTTTGATGTTCTTTCCTATGATATCCTGTAGCTTATCCCATTCAGATGGGGTTATCAATGGCTCACAGTATGCCGTATTTGACCTGTATTCGCCTTTTAAGAGGGGATTCCGTAATATCTTGAGTAATCGTGTGTGATTGAAATTTAAGCCGTGTAAATCGTTAATATATCTTGTAGTAGCATGAGCCGATTGATTCAGCATATAGTGGTCAATGGCTTCTTTCACTATGCTGATGTCATCAGAGAACACTACCCTTTTATCTACTATCTTATATCCGAATGGTACAGACCCACCTAATACCTTGCCTTGCGCTACTTGGTGCGCCTGTATATCTTTTATCCTTTCGCTTGTCCTGTCGGCTTCATCCTGTGCGATGGATAATTTTATATTGACATACAATCTTCCAGAAGCTGTTGATGTGTCGTACTCTTCATTGATCGCTTTCCAATCTACCTTATAACGATCTAATATATCCTGTACCTTGTAATATTCCTTTATGTTCCGAAACCACCTGTCAAGCTTGGTGAATAGGATGATATCTGGGTGAACCTTGCCGAGATCATCAAGTAATTGAACCATAGCAGGTCTTTTGGTGTATGGTTTCCTTGCGCTTATCCCTTGGTCTTTGTACACTCCGAGTATGACATGGTTGTGCCGGTCACAGAATTCTTTCAAGGCTTCATGCTGTGCATCAAGTGAATGCCCATGCTTGACTTGCTCTTCAGAAGATACTCTCTCATATAGGAAAACTTTCATTTCTTCAAATCCTCTATCAGCTTGTCTAAATCCTTATCTGACAGCTTCATGGCATACATCATCAACCGCATTAACCGAGGGCTATCACGGATCTGCTCTGCTATGATATCTTCTGGCGCATACTCAATCGGTTTGCTGTGGTCTACAGTTAGGTCTTCCACCGAGCAATTGAGGAACACACATATCTTATCTATCATCTTGGCTCTTGGCATTGATTGTCCACTACACCAATAAGTAACTGTTGCTGTGGTAGCACCTGTGTACCTTGCAAGGTCGGCTTGCTTCTTGTTCTTTGCTATCAGCATATTTCGCAGATTCTCCGAAAAGATTTCTGTTGATGTCCTCATGTCCGTATCTCCTTTCTATGTAAATACAATTTAGCAGAAGCTAATTGCCGATGCAACAAACTTTAATAAATATTAAATTATTTTGAGCAATTCTATTGACGAGTTAAGTTTAATTTAGTAAAATGTCATTGTAAGATATAGGAGTTAAGTAAAGGAGTTAGACATGGTTAAGGGATACTCAAGGTGCATCAAGTGTGGCAAGGTGATCGCCACAGTAGAGCAGGTGGAAACCGATAAAGGGTTCACATACATCAAGCACAACGAAGAGTGCAGATACATTGACAAGTGGGGTTTCGACAGGAACTTCTGCAAAGAGTGCATGAAGAAAGGCAGGTGATTAAATGAAACTGACATTAAGACAATGGCGAATGTTGAGGGACATGACCCTTAAAGAAGCATCTAAAAAGATCGGTGTTTCAGAACAAGCCATCATCAAATGGGAGAAGCATGGCGCACTCCCAAACGCAAGGCAGATACCGGCAATTGAAGAAGCGTATAGCATCAGATGGTCAGATGATGTTTTGATGCCATAACAGTTAAATCTAATTTAGCAACAGCTAAAAGAAAGGGGAACAAAGTGACAAAGGAACAGGTTCTGGACAAGATCGGAAAGATGCTTGATGACGTATCAGACAAAGACAAGTTCTGCGAGTCATTCGGCTACCGCAAGGAAGACTACTATGTAACGGCTCTGGGATATCTGATTGGGTCGCTCAAGTTCTTAAACGAATATGGAAGATCAGATTATTAGACTACTACAGGCTCTGTTGGAAGAGCAGAAAGGCAAGGAGATATGGATACAGAAACAAGAGTGTTTATCATCGGTGTGATGTGTCTGGGATGGCTGATACTCCGCACCATACCTTGGATAGTGGGGTGGTAGGAATGGAAGAACTGACAAGAAGAGCAGAGGTTTTATTAAAGGCATATGAGCAGATATGTGAAGCCAATAAAACTATTATGGCAAACTGTACCAAAGATTGCAGAAACTGTCCTATCCAGAAGATATGTGATAACGAATGGATCATCTACGATGAATCCGAATTCAAACAGGTAGAGCCTTGGGCAGACCTTATCAACAAAGCCGATAAAGAAGAACCGGCAGAAGAAGATGATACTTACTATAACGAATGGATGAAAGGAGCATGGGATGACTAAACTGAAGACCCTTGAAGAGATGGTGAGGCTTGTACTCCAGAGATGCCCAAAGGCAAGAGATGATGACAGGGAACTGACATTGCTTGTATACACAGACATATACGGTGTGAACCCTTGGTCACCTGTCATAGAGGTAATGAGAAACAAAGACCTGCCATCACAGGAATCGCTTGGCAGAGTCAGAAGAAAGATTCAGCAGACCGACCTTTCCTTGAGAGGGTCAAAAGCCAAAGAAGAGATCCGCATGGATGCACAGGAAAATTTTATTGAGTACGCTTTATCGGACACGATGTAGAGTAAAATATAAACAGATGTTCGGAGAAAGGAGAAGTAAATGGACACGA